TGTTGTAATAGAAGTTAAACCCAAGAAACAATGCAAGGCTCCTCCAAAGAATCCAAAGAGAAGAACTAAGGCATGGGTACATGATGTTCAAACATGGGTTGTAAATGAAGCAAAGTGGAAGGCAGCAGAACAATACTGTGCTGATAGAAAGTATGAATTTAAGATCATGACTGAAGACGATTTAGGTATATCTCATGATCGCAGACGATATTAAAAAACAAGCTAGTAATAGAAATAGAAGTGGTGCATGGTATGTTAATGCACTATCTAATGCCCTATCAGAAGTGCAGAATATTGATGTTAGCGCACAAGATACTGGTGGTATAACTGTTGGGGATCTATTTTTCTTTTCTTACAGTCCAGCATACCCCGAAAGATACCAGTTTTGGGATACTCAACCCCTAGCAGTTGCACTTACTTTCTATCGAGATGGGTTTCTTGGATGCAATTTGCACTATGTAAATCCAGGCTATCGTGATTCTATTGCGGTGAGCTTACTAAATAGCGGCGGCGGAGCATCTGTGCCTAAAAATACACTACACAAATATCTCTATTCTGGTATAGGAAACTTACAAAAAGTTCCAAGAGAGGAAAATTGGGGAGACATCTCTAAACTTCCTACAGAACAGTTTATAGATAGGAGAGGTATGAAGTATCCAAAGCATAGAGCATTTAACTGGAATAAACACAGAAAGTAATGGCCGAAACCGAAGCATTTATAAATGATCCAGATGTATATGGGTACGAAGTAGATACTCCTGAGATTAAGCAGCAAGTTGATGGTAGAGATGTAGTTTATAAAACTTTCATCAAAGATGGTGAAGTCACAATTCTTCCTACAGATTACACTGGTGCAGTATTACCTAACGCAGAACCAATATACAAAGACGGAGTGTGGTTAGGACCTATCACACCGCCTGGAACAGAGCAAGTTGGTAGAGGTTCTTATAAAAACATTGCAACAATAGATGGAATAGCACCAATATATGATGATTCTACACCTCCTCAAATCATAGGATATTCAGGACCTTTAAATGATCAACTAAAAGAAAATGTAAGACAACATGCTTTAGCAACTGGAGAAGAGGTTCCAGCTTTCTCCCAAGTAGATGAGGGTAACTATACAAACAGCATACCAGATCAGATTGCTAGACTTAAAGAAGAAGTAGCAGGGGCAAACGGAAGAGATAAAAGAGCTCTATGGGCAAGAATTAATAGATTACAAGATCAATATGATAGAAGTGAACAATTAGAGAAAGAAGAGGCTGGTGGTATCACTGGTATGGTAACTAGAGGTTTACATGATTACGATACAGATAATGATATCATGTTTACCACACCTGTTAAGTATCCTATGGATATGTCTCTACAACAGGATCACTTTAGTATTCAATGTTATTCATATCAACCACCATATGCTACCGCAATGAAATCTGGTAACGTAGGATCTGCTTATGGTATTCAAAGATCCTCACCATACAGAAAGAAATTAGGTGCTGGTATAAAATTACCAATGCCTAATAACATGATTGATGGTAACTCAAGAAACTGGGAAGAAGATAATATGAACCTACAGGCAATGGAAGCTATAAGAGAATCCATGAGTCAAGGTTCACTTAAGATTCTTGCAAACAAACTTGGTATGGGAAACATTACTGCATTTTTTAGTAATGCACTCAATACTGGTAGATCTTTGACACAAAGAGCTGGTAGACAAGAACTGATGGCGAATGAGATCAGTCAGTTGGTGGGTAACATGGGATATGATGTTAGTGCAGACTCCATCCTAGCAAGATCTGGTGGTGTTATTGCAAACGCAAATACAGAACTAATGTTTGCTGGTGTATCTTTAAGAAGTTTCGAGTTCTCATGGGTGATGAGTCCAAGAGATAGGAGAGAGGCAGGAAATGTAAGAATGATTCTTCGTGCATTGAAACAATGGTCTGCTCCCAGAAAGTTATCTAAGTTGGCATCAGGAGAATCTGGTGAGTCTGCTGGTAATACTGGTAGAGCTGGTGGTCCTAGTTACTTCTTAGGAACTCCAAACATATTCAGATTAAGATATCTCACTGCTGGTAATAGAAATATTCTTGGTGTAAATAAATTTAAACCATGTGCTTTAACAGACATCAATATCAACTACACTCCAGAGGGAATGTGGATGGCATATGAAGGTGGTATGCCTGTTTCTGTACAGATGTCACTTAAATTTAATGAATTAGAACCTATCTACAATACAGATTATAGTGATGATATAATTGATAAGAGAAGGTTCAGTGAAAATAATCCAATGGGTGATCTAATGCCTATAAGTGTTATTAGACAAGATACACCTTATTCAGCTGACGTAGGATACTAAAATGCAAGGATACTTTTCTTATCTACCAGAAATAAACTACGTTTCTAGATCTCCTGATAGAAACTCTAATGATGAGTTCATAAGAGTTAAGAATATTTTTAAGAGAGCGAAGATTCGTGAAGATATGTTGTCTGTTGTCACCGCTTTCGATGATTACACAATCGTAGGTGACGGAAGACCTGAGCAAGTTGCACAAAAATTATATGGAGATCCAAGGTTCGATTGGGTTGTATTGATAGCAAACAATATTACAAGAATAAGAGATCAATGGCCTCTTACAGAGAATGATTTTAGAAATTATCTCCTAGACAAGTATGGTAGTGATAAAGAGTTGGAAAAGATACATCACTACGAAACTAAAGGTCTTCAAGATGATCATGGAAGATTAGTAGTTCCGCCTGGATTAGTAGTGGACTCTAACTTTAGTATAAGATATTTGGAAAGAAACCAAGTAAGACAAACAACCGTCTCATACGGTGGGTCTTTAGATCCTATAGTGAGTGTTGATGAGGCTGGAACTGCAAAAGATGCCAATGGTAATATTATAACTCACGAAAATGTTTTTCCAGTATCAAATTACATGTATGAATTGGATATAAATGAATCGAAGAGAAAGATTAAAGTTGTAAGACCAATATACTTAAACTCAGTTGTGTCAGATATGCAGAAAGCAATGAATTATAAACGATCTTCTCAATTTGTAAATAAGAGACTCAAGACATCAGATAACCCCAGACTAAGGGGAGGCTAAAAAAAAGGGGTCGTAAGACCCCTTTCTTATTGTTTACTCTTCAGCGAGTTTCTGAAAATAACTCAGTGCGTCATCCTCGTCTTCATCTGTTGATGCTGTTGCAGCAGCAGAGAGATTAGATATCTCATCTAATTCAGCAGATGATGGGCGATTCAACCCTTCACTAAGATCTTCTAGTTCCTCATCAATAGATTGAGTAGGAGCTACAACTGCCTTTCTTGCAAGAACAGAGTCCAAACGTGCTTTGAGTTCATCATAAGTTTTGAACTGATCAGCAGCAGTAAACTCACTTAGATCATAGATCTTGTTGTAGATCTCTTCTAATTTATCATCATCATCTAAAAGTGCTTCAGACTTTGAAAATTCTGAACTATCATAGTTCCAGAATCCAGCAACCTGTTTGATCTTCAACTTGAAGTTAGCACCCTTCCAGAAATCAAATGGATTGATTGCTTCTTCATCGTCAAACTCAGGTTGCATTGCAGCAGTAATCTTGTCAAAGATCTTCTTACCAAACTTGTATAGTTTGACTTGTCCTTCGTTCTCAGGATTACTTGAATCTTTTACAACATAGATATTTGCATAGTAAGAAAGCTTACGCTTTTGCTTACGAGCAATATCTTTGTCTGATTCACGACCACTGTTCCAGAGACTTCTGTTGAGTTCTCCTACAGGATCATCTTTACCGAGTGTAGTTAGACTATTCTCAATATACCAACCGCCTGGTCCTTGGAAAGCGTGACTCCAAACTTGAGTCCATGGCAGTTCACAATTAGCGTGTGCAGGGAGGAATCGGATAACTGCGTATCCATTACCCGCTTTATCTACAGCTGGTTTCCAAAGACGTTCATCAGTATTGTTACCCTTCTCATTAAGTTTCTCAACCTTTTTCATCAACCTTTCGGTCAAAGAACCTGAGCGGGATTGTTTCTTTAGTGCAGCAAATGACATTTGTATTCTCCGTATTTTTGTATTGTAGGATTGTTTGTATTATACCAGATAATTATGTAATAGTCAATCTGGGATGTTTTCTTCCAACCTATCTAAGGTTAGAGTCAGAGTGTCAAAAAATTCTGAGATATTTTGACCTTCTTTTAGTCCCAAAAACTTGGCAGACTCTAGGATCTGCTCTTTCATCTCAATAGCATCAGGATCTTCCTTCTCTAGTTGCAGTCTGAACATAAAGTTCCTCTGCTTTTCGAGTAGTGTTCTCATCTTTTGAATGTGCAAAAGACCACCATCTACGGTAGGAGTTCTCATACCATTGATTGCCAGTCCTGACATGATATCTTCTTGTAACTCCTGTATCTCTGCCATGGCAGCTCTTACTGGAGCAGATTTAAAAAATTCACCCATCAATCGAATCTGATACTAATACTATTTATTTGTTTTGGACACCCACATAGGTAGGTATATTAGGGTAAAAGC